GAACATCCCGCAATCACCAAACATCCAGCAGGTTCAGTTTGTCATGAATACCTTAACTGGTGCGTGGTGCAGCTTTAGCGGCTGGAACGCCAATACTTTTGCGCTGTTTCAGGACAATCTTTACTTCGGTGACAATAATGGCAACATCACTCAGGCTTATATCTCGCTAGGGGATAATATGAACCCCATAGCGGCTGACATGCAATGCGCCTTCAACTGGCTTGATGAGCCGGGGAAGGTCAAGCGCATGACGATGATCCAACCGCTGCTGACCATAGGACAAACTACCACCCCTACATTGGCCATTGATACTGACTTTGAAGTGTCAACCGCAGTTGCCACTGTCAGTGAGATTATTGGCGGCTCATTATGGAATATTGACCTTTGGGATAGTGCGCTATGGGCCGGAGGCAACAGGAACTACATTTCATGGCTGTCAGTGGATGCTTTGGGTCATGCCATGGCGGTGCGGTTGCGTGTCACCATCAATGGCAATGTTCCCAGCGTCAATGACATCCTTCCAATATTTCAGGTCAATGCCTTCAACAGCATTAGTGAGCTTGGCGGAGCTATATGACCGCTGGATTGCTCTTTAACAGTGATGAACTGGTGGCTAACTGGCTGTTTGCCTGTTACCTCCAAAGAAGGTATAGTTATGACCGCGCTGTGGGCTTAGTGCGCAATGGTGAGTTGGTTGGTGCGGTATTATTTCAAGGTTGGAACGGTGCGAATGTAGAGGTATCCTATTACGGCAAGAACACAATGACCCCAGGAATCATAAGGTGTCTGGCGGTTTACATTTTGCAGGAATTTGACCCGGCCCGCCTCACTGCGATGGTTCCTAAGAGGGCCAAAGGTTGGACCAGATCACTTCTCAAGTTGGGTTTCAGGGTAGAGGGCATAGCCCGCTGCTATTACGGCAAGCGCGATTGCAACCGCAACACCGCCGTCAGGCTGGTAGGTTTCAGGGAAGCAATTGAGCGGGTAGCGCGGGTGGAACCAACACTTGAAAAGGCACAATAATGGCTGACCTTAACATCCCAGCACCGTCACCCAGCCCATCTGCCATCAATGCGAATTCAACGCAATTGCTGTCAAACCCCAACATTTATCAAGTACCGCAGATGCAGCAGCGGCAGCGTATGGGCTATGGTTACGGTGGTTTGCAGGTCCCAGGTCAGGCACAATCTAGTTGGCCTCAGGCTGGGCTTGGTACTGGTATGTCTCAACTTTCACAAAACCCAATGCAAGCAAATAACATGATGCAAATGATTGCTGCATTACAAGGGCAACGTCATGGGTAGTTCACCCCCGCCCCCTCCCTCACCTTATGCTGGTTTAGCCCCGGCTCAGCAAGCCGGTACGGCGCAGCAGGGCTTCAATATAGGGTCTCAGGCTGGCTCTGAAGTGGGTCAGCAAAACATCTGGGGCGGGTTGAATTATGCGCAGACCGGTACGGGGCCGGGCGGGGTACCGCTTTATACGGCAACTACTTCTTTATCACCTTCACAACAGCAGGCGGCACAGAATTACGTCTTAAGCCAGCTTCAAGCTGGTGCAACAGCACCGAACCTTCTTGCCACGGGCAATTACGGCAGCGGTCAATCACCATATAGCGCCATCACCCAGATGGCTGGTAATCAAACCAGCGGAATGCTGGGGAACGAAGTCAACTATCTCCAGCCGTTCTTTAACCTGCAAAAGACTCAAGAACAGGCACAGTTGGAAAATCAGGGATTTACGCCGGGAAGCACGGCTTACAACAATGCCATGATGCCGTTGATGACCGGTCAGGATCTGTCTGTGAGCAACTTCCTGGCGCAAGCCTTCCCGCAAGCCTATCAAATGTCAGCAGGTACCTATCAATTGCCGCTTAGTATGTCCCAGCAGTTAGCGCAGTGGGGTGCGCCGCAGATGCCTGGCGGTCAGTTTGTGCAGACCCCGCAACTAAGCACCGTACCGTTCATGCAGGCTTACGGCACAGCACAGGAAGCGGCTCAGGCTCAGTACGAGGCGCAACAGCAACAATACAATAACATGATGAGTGGCATGTTTGGCCTTGGCGAAGCTGGTGTGGGTGCCTTAGGTCAATTGGGCGGGGCCAGCATTTTGGCGGCTGCAATATGATTGACACTGGCATGAACATACAGGAAGCCCCTGAGACGTTACTGTATCAGCAGCAACGGTTGATTGACGGCAGGCGGCCTGTGCAAATGTTCCCGGCAAACTCACGTGAGTTACCATTGCCAGAAGGCATGCAGCGCTGTGAAAATAACCGTGGTGTGTTCCACTATAATCCCAATCTTATCACTGAAGGTAGAATTTTAGCTTTGAGTGCAATGGGCCGTGAAAATGAGTTCCTTGGGTTGGGACCGTACAGCAAAGCTGATGTGATGTGCCTAGCTGGCGATCATTATTTGGCAATTACTGAGTTCACCCCTGATTGGGTTGAAGTCCGTGCAGCACTGGCCTGCTCAAAAACGGCCCCTGAACAGTTGGACTATTTTTACGCTACCAAGGAGCCCGCTAATATTGTGATTTGCAGGGCACCTGACCGGCTAGAAAGGAACTAACATGGCTATTGGCACTTTGCAGGACCCCCAGTTGGTGCAGAACCAAGGGCTTGGCGTGTCACCAATGCCAGCAGGTACCTCTCAGGTTACCAGTCCATATGGGGGTGCTGGTAACATGATTAAAGCGTTGGTAAACCCACTTGTCCAAGCACAAAATCAGGCAAATCAGTACCGCTTGCAGCAGCTTTCACAGGCTGGCGGTCCACGGCCAGGGTATGGTCAACAACCCGGCCAGCCAATGAACATAGTTCCTAACAACAGTCAGTATGGGGATATGGGTGCTGCGTTGTTTACCCAGCCGCCCGGTGGGCCTGTTGGGTTTGGTACTGGCTCAAGCGCCGGAGGCATATGGTGAGATAAATGCCTAATCCAACTCAGGGTGGCATACAGCCGATCAAGACTTTGCAGGACTTGCCTGACCAGGGCGGCGCTATGCCTGCCAATTATGCAACGACTGGCCAGATTCAGGCGATGCATGACTATGTGAAAGCCCTTCAAGGTCATCGGTTTCAGACGGTTGCTAACCCCTGGCAAGGCTGGTCAAATATAGCTAATGCGCTGGCTGGCGGTGTGGTAGACGCTGCGGCTAATCAACGACAAATTTTATCTGAGCGCTATCGGCGTTCATTGGACCCATATCCGCCAGGCATTGCTCCCCCACAAGGACAACAACAGCCTGGGCAGCAACAACGTCCATCTGAAGGTACCCCGGTTGCCATGGGTTTCCAGCCTGAGGGTGACGGCAGCGGCGGCACTCCTGTACGTGGCTCATGGTTTGGCAATTTTCAAGGCCAAAATACTTGGCGTGATAAAACTGATCAAGGAAAGCAAGCGGGTGGACAAACTGTTCAAGAAGCGCCGGGGATTGCACTGCCTCACCGTGCCACTTTAGGCCAGATGTTTGATGTGACTACCCCTGATGGCCGCACTTTTACTATGCGGCAAACGGACCTTGGCCCTGCTGCTTGGACGGGCCGTGGGGTTGACGTTAACTCTTCAGCCGCTGAGCAGATGGGTTACACACCCGAGAATTTCCCTACTGATGGTCGTTTTAAGGTCAGGCCACACGTTGGCCCCCAAAGTCAAACGGATCAGCCATTTGACCCCATTAGGATGGCCTTTAGCGGTGAGCCAATGAACACCGCAAGTGATGCCATGAATCCAATGATCTCAGCCCTAGCTGGTGGCCAGCCACAAGCTGCGGCACCTGCACAGGCCGGGGGACCCGCAGCCGCTGGCCAGCCGCCAATGCAGGTAGCTGCTGGTCCGAGGGGAGCCCCTGCAATGGGTGGCCCACAAATACCTGCTGGAGCCGCTCAAAACATGGTTCCTATGCGCCCACAAGTGGGCCGTCAACAATACATCAATGCACTGCCTGATTGGGCAACGCCTGAACAGCAGCAGTATCTTGATAATGCGTACCGTATGCAGAATATGCCTGTGCCGGTGCCAGGCAAGGGCGGTAACTTCTTCTATGACCCGCGTGATCCCAGCAGGCCGCCAATGTGGGTGCCGGAGCCGCAAAAGGCTGAATTTGGTTTGGGTGGTGGCCAAACCCGACCGGCACCATACCATTTTGATCAATATGGCAGGCTTGTGCCTGAGGAGGTAGTTGGTGGTTCCCCACCTTCTGAAGCGCCGCAACAGCCAAAAGGGGCACCGCCGCCAATCAGTCTAGGGGCTGATCCTAACCGTCCAGGGATTCCGCCCAGAATAGGCGCTCCAGCAGTTACCGGCGGCAAGGGAACCACTACGGCACCCCCAGCTACTGTGGCACCCCCAGCTACTGTGGCACCCAACGCCCCCACGCTCAGCCCTGACCAGCGCTTAAAGAGGGCAATTGAGAAAAAGACACCTAAAGCATCAGAATATACTGAGCCGGGGCAAGGGGGTGTGCAGCAGCAATTGCAGGCAGCGGGGGCGCCGTCTGAGATTACAACAGGTCAGAAATCCCAGAATATGCTCACTACCAAGCCACCTGGTATGAGTGATGCTGGACCGGCTGGCTTGCCTGCTGGTGCCGGACCGGGTAGCAAATTGGCCTATCAACCTGGGCAGGCCCCTGAAGTCCCTGTTGGGGGCGGTGGATGGGGACCTAGCCCATGGAATATGACCCCAGAGCAACAGATGGGCTTGGGCGTGCAACGTGAGATAAATGTTGAGGCAGGCAAGACTGCTGCTGCTGAAGACCTTAAGAATTACAATGATGAAATGAAGAGTTTGCAAACCGCATCCACTACGATGCAAAACCTGCAAAGCAAGGTGCATTTAGCTAATGATTTGCTTCATGACCCACGCCTAATCCAAGGGCCTGGTGAACCCATTAAGTATGGGTGGAACAGTATTCTTGGATTCTTTGGTAATCCGGATTCTGTACAACGGCTTAGTATCAGCCAAGCACTTGATAAGCTGAAATCAGGGAACATCCTGGCTGACATGTCTGCACAGTTAAAAGGTTTGGGGCAGGTCCGTTTAGCTGAAATCATGTTAATTGCGCAAAGCAATATCAGTCGGTCAAATACCCCAGAGGCCAACATGGCAGTCCTTGACTTGGCTGACCGTGCTATGTGGCAAATACAAAAAATAGCTCAGGTCCAACGTGATTATGACCGGGGGGTCCGCTGGGACGCTCAGGGCAACCCATTGCCGGGGTTGAGTAAGGAGCCAAAGAGCTATGCGGGGTTGAAGGAGGCTGAAACTGCCTTCATCAGGAATAACCCACTTACCACTGAGGATGAGGATAGAGATTGGGCCGGGCGCTTTGGCGCTACTGATGAACAAATGAAGCGTGTCATGTCGCTACCGCAATATGATGCTGGTGGCGGCAAAGGAAAATAGCCATGGTTGATACCCCCAGTGGGCCACCAGACATTCCCACTGATGAGGAACTAGAGAAGATGTCCCTTGAGCAGTTACAGGCGCTGCAAAAACAGCGTGCTGGGCCGTTCACTGGTACTGCCCCTGTCCAACCCGGTTATTTCACCAACACGCCAACTCAGGCAGTAGCTGGTGCCAAAGAGGGTGCCGCCAATCTGCTGGGCACGCCATCATTCCTTGCCAAAATGGGTTCAGCAGGGGCCTTAGGCATGAGCGGCGCTTTGGGTTGGGGTGAAGAGGTGCCAGGTGCTGAGCAGATCCAAAAGTTTGCGCAGCCATATTCAACAGAAGCGGTCTTGCAAGGTAAGTCACAATGGCCAGGGGTTGGGGGGCTTGCTCTAACCCCAGGGCAGCAACAGCCGCCGCAAAACTTTGCTGAGCATCTTGCTAGGAGCGGGGCAGCCAATCTTGTTGGTACTGCGCCATTGGCTCTTGCTGGCCCTGAAGCGGCAATGGCCGCTGCATTGAGATCCGTAGGGGGTACTGTAACAGGTGAGACCGCAGCTAAGGCCATGGAACTGGCGCAAACCCCTGAAGCTGCTCCATGGGCTAGGGCTATTGGCACGTTTGCTGGCTACGGTCTCCCAGGTGGCCTGCCAACTGGTGGTTGGTCTAGTGCGGGGCGGCAAGCTCAAAATGCGCGGACTGCTGCTGCTAATACTTTAAGGGGAGCTGGCTTCCCGGTCAGTATTGCAGAGGAGAGAGGGTCACGGTTGATGGCTATGGGTGAACAGTACCCCTCAGACCGATCAGCCGTGAAAGAACTGATTGACAGTAAGCTAAATACCCGCATCCCGTCGCAAGCAACTGGTAACCCACTTAATCATGATCTGAGCCAAGCAATGCTTAATGCTCAAAGTGCCGGTGCCAGTGGCGGCCAAGCCAGGGCAATGGCCAATCAAATAGGGGAACTTGGCAAAGTAACTAACAAGAAGGGCCGAATCGACGCTGACGATTATTTCAGGTTCAGCCAGCGTTGGGGGCAGAGTCAAAACCCCCGTATGAACGCATTAGCACAAGTTCTTGACAAACACATGGCTGATCAAAATGCGGTATGGGGTACCCATCGCCCCAACCTTAGTAATATAAGGGAGTTAGGCCAATTAGAGAAAGCTCAGGAGCGTGTTCCGTTTCCCGAACCCTTTAACCCAGGTCATGCTATAGGGGCAGCAGCAGGTGCGGCGGCCCCTATCCATTATTATATGGGGGGCACGGTAGGACCAGCACTTGAAGCCAGTGCGCTTGGCCTGATGTTGAAAGCACCAGAATTAGCTCAGGCTCCTGCACAGGCACTTAGTCCGCTCTTCAGGTCAGCGCCGGGGCAAGCGTGGATGCGCGGTTGGCCTACGAACCAAGCGGCTACCTATGCGGCGCTGTTGGCTGGCCCAGGTCAGCGTCTTGGTAAGGATATTGCGCAGCCGCAACAATAGATCATATAGTTTACAGAGTAACCAGGTTGCCACATATGAAACCAATATTGCCCATGCTAGGATGCGACCGGGCGTTTCATCTGGGGTTAGTTTGGTAGCGTAAATGTAACAAAGGTAGATAATAATGCCTAGCTGGAATAAATACCACATGAGGGAGACCTCCAATTCCTAGGAATGGTAGCGGGACATATAGCTTGCCACAGGCAGCCTTCGTGCCTGGCACCACTATTTCATCGGCAGCGATGAATAGTGACCTCAGTGACATTGCCAATGCTTTGACCAATTCAGTGGCGGCAGATGGGCAGACACCACTCACTGGCGGCATCAAGTTTGGCAACGGGTCAATAGGTTCACCCTCCATCAGCTTTACGGCTGATCCTACGACCGGCGTTTACTTCCCGGGCAGCAAGCAGTGGGGTGTCAGTGTCAGCGGTACCGCAGCATTTACCGTCAACACAAACAATGCCGGTACCGGCCAGAATGGCTCCATTATCAGCCAGCTTAACGGTGCAGTATTGGCACCGGTTGGGATAGTGCAGGATTTTGCTGGTAGTATAGCACCAGCGGGTTGGTTCCTGTGCTATGGGCAGGCCATTTCACGCACCGGCTACCCTGAATTGTTTCAGGTCATAGGAACTACTTTTGGTACGGGTGACGGTAGCACTACGTTCAACCTGCCTGATGCTCGTGGCCGTGTTACCGCTGGTGTTGATAATATGGGTGGTACCCCTGCCAATCATCTATCCAGCGCAGCTTTAGGTAATACTGGTGGCGTTGACAATGCCGCAGTTCCTATCCTTCAAGCCAATTTGCCTAATGTGAATTTGTCTACCTCAAGCATTGTAGTTAATGATCCAACACATTTTCATAGCATTACTGGGTCCAACCAGTTAGGCGGCACTGGAGGCCCCACCGGCACAACCGTGAACGCTGCGGGCGCTGCAACGGGTAACACCAATGCCGCAGGCACTGGTATTTCACTTAGCGGTAGTGTGCCATTAGGCGGCAGTGGTACTCCAATCAGTACCTTGCAGCCTACTATCATCTTCAATAAGATCATCTTTGCTGGGAGGGTGTAATGAAAAAATGGTTGTTAGCGTTTATACTGACATGTGTATCATTACCGGCGCAGGCCGCAACTGATGTTTGGCTATGACTGAACTTGAGAGATTAATGGTAAAGGCTGTGCCAGATCCAAATTCCGGATGCTGGCTATGGATCGGTTCCCTTGATGGGCAGGGTTACGGCAATTTCTGGTTCCGTGGCAGACCTGATAAGAGTCACCGTGCCAGTTATGTTTTGCATAAGGGGCCAATTCCAGTGGGTCGTGATATTGACCATTTATGTCGAGTACCAGCCTGCATTAACCCTGACCATTTGGAATGCGTAACTCACGCAGTTAATTGTGAGCGTGGCTTAGTCAATCAATATCGCGACGCTACTCATTGCATCCGTGGTCATCCATTTGATCACATCAACAACCGAGGTGGGCGTTGCTGTCACATCTGTGCCCGAATGAGAAACCGTCAATATGAGGAGCGCCGGAGGGAAACGATATGTCGATCAGGATAATTGCAACTCTGCTGCTGATTTTATCATCTATTCCTGCTTATGCAGCAACTGATGTATTTCTATTTTATGGATGGGGACCTAACGGGTGGAGTTCGGGGATTGACCAGATCGCCCGTAGGGTTCGCACACTTAGGGGAGTCAACAGCGTTCACGTGTATGATTACAGGGAGACGCAACGTGCATATCAAGAAGCAGCAGCAAGCCCAAGAGAACACTCATTGGCCTTCGTTGGTTACAGTTGTGGGGGCAATGCCGCGCTGGCTGTTGGAGGGGCGCTACTTCAAAACAGCCGTACCGCGCACGTCATTGCCTTACAGCCCTCTGTCTGGTGCGGTCGTTATGCTACCACTCCTAACATGCGCTACTTTCAAGACTCATGGTCCTCAGGAACCTTCGGCCTAGGCAGCTACATGCCAGAAGGCCCGCCAGCTGGTTACACAGTTTTTGTGGAACGACCCAACCCACACGGCGCAGCTGATACTGATCCTTTGTACCAGCGTGATGCGGTTTTTGCGGTTGGCGCAGTGGCTGATCCATCACGCAAACGGCTGCTAAAACAGCATTTGATCAGGACCGCGCCATATGTGGACCGTCAGGATGCAACGGTAATCTGGAGGCATGAATGACTATAGATCCGAGATGGTCCTTCTTTCTCAGCCTAGGCATTGCTGTATTAAACTTCTTTGCCGGTTCAGCGGCCCAATTCACTGATTTGGGCATGGATCAGCAAACCGTGAAGTTTATCCTTGCGGCAATTGCCTTGGTGACCGGGGTTCTGGCACTTATCAACACCGCTTTGGCTGCCATACCCAGCAAAAATACGCCAGAAGCTGCTAAAAGCTTTTACCTCGGCCCTAAACAATGACATAAAGCTTTTGTAAGCGTATGCTAGCAACGTGAAGTTACTTCACCGCTAACTAAAGGAGACTATAATGGCCGCAGTTCCAGTTATTATCAATGGCGTATTGTACCCTAAGGCAAAAGGAGCAAGCGGGTTGCCTCAAGCTGTGCCCGCCGTGTTCATCGGTGCGCTAAGTATCGAGGGGTTGTCGGTAGACGGAGGCCCTATAATCCCTCCGGACGGTCCACCGATTGACCCTCCAATTGTCGACCCACCGCCGACTGATCCCGGCCCAGGCGTGGCTGTCGTTATCAAACCAGCCCCGGTGACCGGCGGTTGGGGCATCGCTACCGACACAGCTGGCACGCAATTCAAGTGGTTCTTCACCCCCGGCGCGTCTGGTGCTGGCCCAAAAAAGTAAAGCGTACCCGGCGTAAATAACTCAGGGCGCATGCAGGGATACCCCGTAAGTCATGCGCTATTTTCAGGTGCAACATGAAATTCGTCCTTAGCAGTGGTCATGGCAAGTACGTGAGGGGAGCTTCTGGCCTCATTGATGAAGTTGATGAGGCCCGTAAAGTAGTCCCTGAAGTGGCGGCCCATCTTAGGGACATGGGTCATGAGGTAGTTGAATTTCATGATGATACATCCACTACTCAGGACCAAAACCTCAAGACCATCGTCAACTTCCATAATAGTCAAGATCGTGACCTTGATGTGTCTGTCCATTTTAATGCTTATATTCCTACTGATGGTGGCTATGGCACTGAAGTTCTTTACGCGACCCAGGAGAATATTGCTACCCGGGTGGCTGAGGCCATTGCATCCTATGGTTTGATCAACCGGGGTGCCAAACACCGCAGTGACTTATACTTCCTCAATAAGACTGAAGAGCCATCTATCCTCATTGAAGTGTGCTTTGTGGATGCTGCGGCTGACGTTGAGGCCTATCAACAAAACTTCAAGGAAATTTGTGCAGCTATTGCTCACGTAGCGCCTGATCACGGCAAGGTGAAGAAGGACCGGCCACTTTATGCCAAGGGCAAGGTAAGCTGGTTTGGCGGCCCTGATGATATGGGTGTCACACCCTCAGAGGGCCTAGCTTTCATCTATGAGTATAATCAGGCCCCGCATCTGTTCCTTGATGAACAGCCACCTAATACTACTGGTTTGGCGCGGCGGCTGGACCCTGAAGTGCCCTATATTGCCATGCGCTGGGATTATGAGGTTCATTCCAAGGAATACCTACGCTCAGGCAAATATCTGGCACTGGTACGCGCCCCTAAAACCGGCAAGCAAGTGGCCGGGGTATACCCGTCAGATTGGGGGCCGCATGCCGACACGGCGCGGGTGGCTGATATTTCAGAGGGGTTGATGAAGGAGCTTGGAATTACCACTGATGATATGGTTGAAGTAGTGTTCCCCCATAAAACTACCAAGGCCAAACATAAATGACCCCAGGACCCGTTGAGGAAGGTGCCAAGGTTGCCAGCAGCGTTGTTGAAGGGTTAAAGGGCCAACCGCTATCACTGGCGTTGATAGCGATGAATGTGATCTTCGTGTTGTTTGTGGCATGGCTTGCTCATGAGTTCAACCAAAGAACAACGAGTCAATACGAAGTCAAGGATCAGCTGATCGCTAAGCTGCTGGACCAATGCAAAACCGGTCAGCAGTAGCAGCAATAACTTGTCTGATCGTGCTGCATAGGCCGGACGGTGCAGAGGTGGCCATTGATACCAGGCATATCGATGTCATAGAGCCGATACAGACCCGGCATAATTATGTGCACGGTGCTAGAACATTAGTGCATGTGAGCGGCGACAAGGTATCGGTGAATGAACTGCCGCATGAAGTCGAGTATTTGATCAAGATTTGCGAGGATGGAGCTAGGTGAGATTATTGATTGCGGGTGGCCCCAAAACCGGCAAAACCACCCTTGCTAACACTTATCATGAGTGCCTGATACGTCACACCGATGACTTGGTTGATTTGAACTGGAACGCACAAAGTGATGAAATTGTGCATTGGTTTGATGAGCCGGGGCCATGGGTAATTGAGGGTGCTGCCGTAGTGCGGGCTTTGCGCAAATGGCTGCGTTCACACCCTGAGGGCCTGCCATTTGATCAGCTTATTTACCTGACCAAGCCAATGATTGAGAGCACTTATTGGCAACGGGTAATGGCAAAGGGTGCCCACACAATATGGAATGAAATTGAACCAGTAATCAATCAGCGGTTAGCAGGTCAGATCATCGACCTGCGCTAGGCTCAGGCAACGACCTGAGGATCTCCCTCCCTGTTAACTTGGCCCCCAAACCGTGTCTCCGGCTCTGGGGGTCTTTTTATTCTATCCTTGAGGTAGTTTTATCCTTTACCACGGTAAAAGTACCGTCAAAGCCGTAATCAAGGGCATGGTGATCCACAACAATAATAACCCTGTTATGATCCACCGCACGCTGTTGTAGGGTATCAAGCAGATCAAGCAGCCCCTCTTGTGATAGATGTTGGCTCGGTTCATCATAAAATTCTATGGTGTTGGTGAGCCCGGCGCGGTCCATGATCAGGTTAGCTAGGCCAAAATCACCGGCCAGCCTGAGGCGTTGGGTTTCACCACCAGACCACGCCTCAAGCCGAACCGGCTGCTCTGCTAACGGGGCATAGACCAGTACCACAAAACCTTTGGTCACACCACCTGATTTGTTCTCACGTTCAATATCAAATTCAACCCGCCATTCAGGCAGGCCCAAAGCAGCCAGGTTGTTGTTAACCTCTATCTCAAGTTGGCGTAAGATTTCGTCTACTATGAACAATCTAACGCGTCTGAACCCGCTCACCCAAAATTCAAAGGTTTTATGCTTGGCTATCAGGGCATCGGCATCATCCATTAAGCGCTTGAGCAGCTTTTCAAGGTCTGCACGCTGGGTGCGCTTTTGATGCAACATGCCCGCTACAGTTTCATATTCAGCCTGCTTCCGCTTAAAGTCGTTTAAATTCTGTGAAATAGCCTGAATGTCACGCTGAAGGGCCTTGAACTCAGACTGGGAGGCCTCACAGTGCGCCAGGGTTGACCGCTGATGCGTTTTAAGCTCAGTCAGGTATGTAACTAGGCGTTTTTTTTCGGCCCTCAGGTGAGGCCCGCTCACCCTCTGTAGGCATGTCGGGCATTTAGCCCCTAATTTGCCAATGTTATCAAGGGTTTCACCGGTATGAATAAGGTCATTTTCAGCTAAGAGCCTGACATCATTATGTTTTTGCCAATTTGCCTGGGCAGCCTGGGCCTTCTGGGTGGCCGTGGCCAATTTAGCCTCAAAACCAGCTACGGTTTTGCTGTGATCAGTGACCGCTTTGCCCTCAAGCACACGTATGTCAGTTTTAAGTAGTTCATACTGACCTTCCTGCTTGGCTATCTGAAATTCCCTAGCTTCCATGTGTTTGGCAATGGACCTGGCTTCTATGTCAGCAGTGACGCTTTTATCCAGCCAATAATCCAGCTTCATGACCTGTGAAAACAGCACCAGCTTGGCGGCTGGCTGCAAGTCAAAGAAGCTCTCACCAAATTGTGGCAGCATCACTGAGTGCAGGAACTCATCAGGCGTCAGGCCAACCGCCATGGTAAGGGTTTCCTGACTGAAAACTGAACCATTGAGGGTCAGTGAGTTGGGGTTTTGCTTGCGCTCAATTGTGCATATTTTTTCTGCGGCTAGTTCAAGCTTGACGTTTGCAGTTTGCTCACCCCGGGTGATGACTTCAGAGGCCCGCAATCCACGTGGGGTACGCCCGTAAAGTGCCCAAAAGATGGCATCCAACAGGGTTGACTTACCAACGCCGTTACTTCCAAGTCTTGGCTGAATTAAATTTTTGCCCGTAATCAGATATAAGCCTGGGTCTTGAGGGAACGTGAACTTGTGTGTACCCCTGTAGCTTTTAAAATTGTGCAGTTCTATCCACTTGAATCTGAGTTCAACTGACATGCTTCCAAGTGTGCCCCTTGATTATGCCCCTAACGCTTGACCAATCTATGCCAAACCTAGCGGCAATTTTACTGTAGGATAGGCCTGATTTGCGTAGCGCCCTGATTATTGGAATGTCAGCCTCAGTTAATTTAGCATCCCTATGGCGTGACCCATTTGGGGCATGGTTGTAGCGGCCATGCCGTATTTTATCTTGCTCATTTTCTTTATACGTGGCCCAACGCAAATTGTCTATGCGGTTATTACTGCCATTCCCATCATAATGAGCCACCCTGTGCCTAGTTGATGGTCTAGGGCTATTCCATGCTTCACAAACAAGAACGTGAACAAGCTTCTTTATGGTGCGGTTACCTGCCCTCAAGGAAACCATCAAATGCCCGCACTTATTGTTACACCAAGGCTTAAGAAGCTTGCCAGGTCGGGTGCCAAATGAGCGTGGTGCATTAGATGCTCGTCTAACGCGCCCTAAATTACTGACTTCATAAAGATTGATGAAGCCGGGGCAGGGGACCCAAACTTCATTCATCTTGGAACTCGACCATAGTAGGCTTGGTTACAGTGTTTGGTACAATAGGACTTGACCCCTTCAACCGGCGCACCACAGAAAAAGAACCCTGGCTTCTGTGGGTCACCATATGGCCAACGGCACTTGGTGCGGGTCAATTCCATTATATCACAGTTATGTTGATTACGCTTAGGTGCAGGCTTATTGATGATTGCCAGCATAGATGGTGCTATTGC